CGCCCCAAGCCTCATGCCGGTCGGGTCCGCCCTCAATCATGATGTGATCGACGAGCCAGCTTTCGAGCCCTCGGCCCCAGGCCCAAACGTCGACCTCGATCCGGTCCTTCTGCACGTCAGCCCCGGCGGTCAGGAACCGCCCGCCCGCTGGGACAGTGCCCGGCTTCCAGTGTTCTCGCTGATCATAGAGCCGCTGCCAGTCCGGAGCTTCGCCGGTTTCAACCCAGGTCTCGCCAAGGATCGTGTTCCGGAAGGCCTTGATTGCTTCGTCCGATCCCTGTGCCGCGTCCCACGCCCGCACCATCCGCTCCCAGCTCAGCCAGCCGATGGGCGAATAGAGCGCCGAAAGGTGATAGCCCACGGTGTTGGGATCCGCTGCCGTCGCAGTCGCTCGCCATTCGCCAGCTTCCAGCATGGCCGTCTTGTGGTGTTCAGCAATGGGCGTTTCGCAGCCCTCGCAATGATATTCCGCCGTTTCCGGCTGTCCCTTCTGCCAGCGCAGCCGGTCGAATTTCAGCCACTGCATCGTGCCGCAGTGCGGACAGGGCACGAAGAACCGGCGCTGGTCACTGGCCTCGTAGTCCCGTTCGATCCGGCTCATCCCCCGTATGGTCGGCGTCGAAACCAGGAACACCTTGCGCCGGTGCGCGAAGGTCAGCGAGCGCGCTTCCGCCAAAGTCACCGGATCGCCTTCCTCATCTGCCGATGCCGGATAGGCATCGACCTCATCGAGAAAGATGTAGCGCGCCGGAGTCGAGCGCAAGCCCACGGCCGAGTTCGCCCCGGTCATGATCAGGATGCCGCCCGCGAATTCCTTGGACAACATCGTATTGCCCGCGTCGCGCGAGCGCGCCGGTTTGACACGCTCCCGCAGCTCCGGGCTTTCGTCGATCAGCGGGTCGATCCGCTGCCTTGAGTTCCGTTTCGCCAGTTCCACCGTCGGCTGCACCGCGAGCATCGGGCCCGGCGCCTGATGGATCGCAAAGCCGATCCAGTTGTTCCCAGCTTCCGTCGCACCGACCTGCGCCGCCTTCATGAACACGATCCGCTGTGTCGGATCCCCCGGCGACAAGCGGTCCATGATCTCGCCCATGTAGGGCGTGCGCGCGGTGCGATACCGGCCCGGTTCGGCTGACGCGCGACCAGACAACATCCGGTGCCGATCCGCCCATTGCGAGACCGTCAGGTCTGGGTCCGGCGTGAGGCCTTCGCTCCAAGCGCGCATGATTTCCGTCGCGCCCTCGAAATCATCATCTGAGATCTGGTTTGATCTCTGCGAGATCGTCGAGTTGGGCACGAACATGTTTCTCCAGGACCTTTTGCATCGCGGCAGGCACAACGCCCAGATCGGCCGCCATCAGTGCCGCCGCACGCGCGGGCCAGTTTACCCAGACGTCACGCTCCTGCCGCGCTAGCCGAAACACCAGCGACAGCGCACGCGACCGGTCAATCAGCTCGCCTTTCAGCTTTTGTAGCCGCAGGCGGCGCTCCTGCGCCTTCAGCACTTCATTGGCCGTCTTGGCCTGCAGGAATGTGGTGCTGCTGCCGACCGGCGGTGCTGCAAGCCCCTGTTCGCGCAGCGTTTCGCCCACGGCGGATACCGCCGCCTCCGGGACGGGCTTGAGCTTCGGCTTCGGCGCCTTGCGCTTTTTCGACGGATCGGTCGCTTGCGCGCGCAGTGCATCGCTGGCCACCGCGTCGATGCTGCCATCGGCATGCAACACCAGCCGTCCCGTGGCCTTGGCCTTCTGGATGGCTCCGCGTGAGAGGCCGACGCGGGCGGCGTATTGGCGCTCGCTCAGGCCCTCCATGACGCGCTCCGATTATCATTCAAAATCATGTGCTTATGTAGTTGATATGCCTCCGCGCCAGAGCGAACGTGGTCTCACGAAAACGATGCAACTCACCACGGAGCCGCCACGATGACCCGCCTGAACCCGCAGACAACGCCCCGCCACGAGCTTCGCGCCGAGAAGGCACGCCGCAACAAGGAGGCGGCTTTGAATGCCTTCATCGGCAAGAAGGCTGAGATCGACGAGATGCTCGTCCGGCTACAAGGCCTCAGCGACGGGCATTTCAACTGCCATCCCGACGAGATCGGCTGGGCCACGGTTGGCAGCCTCGAGCACTACGCCAGCCTTTTGAAGCGCATCACCGACAGCGCCTTTGGCGAAGGCGAATACGCGGAGTGAGCCCGATGACCAGCACCGTTGCAGAACGCTACAACCGCGAGGTCAACCGCCTCATGCCGCACATGGGCAGCGACCTGCAGGTCGACCCGACCATCAACACCGCGAGCGAGATCGACGAGATCGTCTTTCGCCGCAGCGAATATCTCGGCGGCATGGCGGCCGTCCTCCTTGCCCTGATCGCACGCAACGACTGAGCCATCGCGCGCCGGTCCCGGCCCGCCCAAGCGGCGGGCTCGCCTCGGTAGAAGCCACGCATTCCGCGCGGCTCAAACCCAGAGGCAAACATGACAAAACTCACAGACACCCAAGCCATCATTCTCAGCGCGGCATCCCAACGCGACGGCCATATTGCCCTGCCGCTGCCCGACAGCCTGCGGGGCGGTGCCGCTGCCAAGGTGGTCGGCGCGATGCTCGCCAAAGGCTTCCTCGAAGAGGTCGAGGCAGACATGCGAAACGGCGAACCCATCTGGCGCAAAACCGGCGACGGGCATGGCGTCACGCTGATCGCCACCGACGCAGGCCTCGCCGCCATCGGCATTGAGACTGACAGAGCGGAGACCACTCCGGCCGAGGATGCTGCGCACAAACCGCGCGCACCACGCGAGGGCACCAAGCAGGCCACCCTCATCGCCATGTTGCGCGCACCAGACGGCGCGAACATTGCGGAAATCATGGCCGCAACCGGATGGCAGTCACACACCGTGCGGGGCGCAATGTCCGGCGCGCTCAAGAAAAAGCTCGGGCTCGAAGTGACCTCTGAGAAGGTCGAGGATCGGGGCCGCGTTTACAAGCTGCCCGCCGCCTGAGACATCCAAGTCCAAAAGGTAGTTGGCCGCCGTCCCACTGGGGCGGCGGTTTTTCATTTGGCACTTCGTATTCGGATTGCTTCGAACACCCGCCGCAGGCCGAAGGGCCGCGCGATGCTCACAACGGTGAAGATCGCGCCCATCTTAAGGTTCTGTGCCAACGTCGTGTGCAGCCCAAAGATCGGGAAGATCAGGATCTGCGTGACGACCGCGACGCCGTAGCCGACAATCACGTTAGCGAGGGACTCCACCAAAGACATGGTCCGGCTTTGCTTCACGCTGCGGCCCTCTCTTCTCTGATCTCATCGAAACGGCGACCGTCGTTTTCCATTACGGCCGCTTGGCCGGTGAATTGCTGCCACCGCTGCACGGCGACATCGACATAGGCCGGGTTCAGTTCGATCCCGAGGCAGACGCGGCCCGTGGTTTCCGCCGCGATCAGCGTAGTGCCCGATCCCATGAAGGGCTCGTAGACGGCTTGACCCGGGCTTGAATTGTTCAGGATCGGCCGGCGCATGCATTCGACGGGTTTCTGGGTCCCGTGCACAGTTTCAGCATCCTGATCCTTGTTCGCGATCTGCCAGAGCGTCGTCTGTTTGCGGTCGCCGGCCCAATGACCCTTGCCGGTCTTCTTCACGGCATAGAGGCAAGGCTCGTGCTGCCAGTGATAATCGCCGCGGCTCAGGACCAGGCGATCCTTGGCCCAGATGATCTGGGACCGGATGTTGAAGCCGGACGCCTCAAGGCTCTCGGCAACCGTCGTCGCATGCAGCGCGCCATGCCAGACATAGGCCACATCGCCCGGGAATAGCGCCCAGGCCTCGCGCCAATCCGCACGGTCGTCATTCAGCACCTTACCGGTGCGCTTGGTGGCCGCGGCACCGGCCTTGTTGCGCCAGCCGGGATCGTACTCCACGCCATAAGGTGGATCCGTCACCATCAGCAGCGGTGTCACATCGCCAAGCAGACGCTCGACGTCCGTGGCCACCGTCGCGTTCCCGCAGAGCAACCGATGCTTGCCCAGCACCCAGAGATCGCCGGCACGGCTGATTGGGTTCTCGGGAGTGTCTGGTACCTCGTCCTCGTCTTCGCGGGACGCCGTTTCGGGGTCGACCTCTCCGGCCAACAAAGCCTCGAGTTCCGCATCATCGAAACCGATGAGCGACAGGTCGTAGTCCTCGGCCAGCAGTTCGTTCAGCTCGGACGAGAGCAGCGCCTCGTCCCAGGTCCCGAGTTCCGTCAGCTTGTTGTCCGCGATCCGATACGCCCGTCGTTGCGCCTCGGTCAGATGCCCCAGCACGATCACGGGCGCCTCGATCAGCCCCAGCTGCGTGGCGGCCAGCACCCGGCCATGGCCCGCGATCAACTCACCATCGTCGGCGACGAGGCACGGTACGGTCCAGCCGAACTCCGCCATGCTGGCAGCGATCTTCGCGACCTGGTCCGCGCCATGCGTTTTCGCGTTCTTCGCGTAGGGTTGGAGCTTGGCCAGCGGCCAGGTCTCGATCGCGTCCGGGGCAAAGCTCAGGGTCAAGCGGTACGGTTCGCCTCCATCGGGTGGACTCCGGACGCCGGCGGCCAGCCTGGACGCCACGAGGGGTCCAGCGGCCGCCGAGCGTGTCCAGTGCGAAAGGTTTGTTTTGTCGTGGTGTTCAGCGGTTCGCGGGTGGATGCCTACGAGGGGTGGCTTCCCAAAAAACGTGCCCTGTCGCTAGCGATATTGCGCGCTTCGCCCGCCCGTATACGTTTCGGGCCAGGAAGGACCCGCAAAGTCAGTGGGTTAGCCGATTGGACCCCAGCTGGACTCCGGCTTCAGCAGGGATATCCACCACGAAAAACGGGGAGAGCCGTCTTCCAACGCACTCTCCCCATCATGCCCTACGGGTAGCACGGAAATGTTGCATGTGTCGAACACAAAAGTGTTGCAACATATTGGAGTCGCTCAGACATTCAGCCTCGACGCGATCTTGGTCAAGGCCAGCTTGTGCTTGCGCCATGCCGTTGTGCGGTCGACGCCCAGCTCGCCGCTGATCTGCTTCCACGGCACGCGGGCGGCGCGAGACCAGATCAGCTTGCGCTCCTCCTCCTCGATCCAGAGCACCCAGTCGAAGGTCTGCTCGAGTCGGGTGATGGCGGCGGCCGACGGCCAGACCCGCATCGGCTGCGGATCCATCGCCGCGATCTCTCGCGCTGACCGCACGATGTCTGGCCATGCGTTGAAATACCCGCGCGCCTTGACTGGCGGCAGCTTGCGCAGCGTGCGAAACGCTTCCTCGAAATGGTCGGCGACATCGTCGGCAGTCCATGTCTTCTTCTCACCCATGGCGCACCTCCCCAGCGGGGCGTGGTCCATAAAGCTTGGTGCCCAGCTGTTCGACGAGTTCGCGTTCTGGCCAGGTCAAGCGATGGTCATCGACTGAGACCGCCAGCACGCCTTGCTCGCGCCAGCCGTCACGCTTGACCTCTTCGGGTGAACGGCGCTGGCCGCCGTAGCCTTTGGGGAAGTAATTCATGCCACACCTCCCTGCGTCTCGATCGCCCAATGCAGAATCGCGATGGCATCTGCCTCGTTGTCATCTGCAGGACTGAACCCTCGCGCCTTGGCCGCAGCGATCATGGCAGCTTTGTTGGCGTTGCCCTTGCCAGTGGCGTGGCGCTTGATTGTGCCGACCGGTACACCCTCGTAGGGAATGCCTCGCAGCTCTGCCCAGCTGGTCAAGGACGCCATAAGCCCGCCATAGACATGTGCTGCGTCGGTCCCGGCGTGACGACGCACCTCTTCAAACCAGATCGTGCCGACGGGGCCGCTCAGCCGATCCAGTTCGGTGAGCCAGTTGGTGAAGCGCAGATAGCGCATGCCACCACCATCGTAGCGGCCGGGTTTGAACGACGCTGTACCTGCGGTGACCAGGCCGTCAAAGCCACGAAGCGCCCAGCCCGTGGTAGTACCAATATCGAGCGCCAGGATGGGGCGCAGCATTTGTGATTGGGTCATGACGACCTCCTCTTCGATGTGCTGGACGCGGCGAGCGGGCTGGCCGGTGAAGGCTGCGGGCTCGCCAGGCCCCGAAGGGTGGTCTGGTCATGTCAGGTGCTGGGCGCATGATCCGCCCGACACTTCTTTCAGTTTCTTCAGGCGGGCAGCTTGAAGTAAGTCAAGCCCTAAGCCTCTGGTTTCTATAGGTAATATACCTTCTTTCAATATTTCAATTATTTCATGGGGTGTGTCATCCTATTTCCAGCCGCGCGCGCGAGAACACATACATACAAGGCTCCTCTTGAAAGATTGAAAGAAGTGAAGGAAGGCAAAACCGTTCATGTTTTCAGATGCTTACCCCCAAACTTCCTTCAATTGGAGAAAGCCCGCATTTGAAAGAAGCTAGCCAGATAGCCGATACACCATGGCCCGGCGCCCCCCGGTGTCCCGCATGCCGGTGGTGATGTCGCCGCTTTCGATCAGCGTCAGCAGGATCTCGTCCCGGTCGCGCGCCTTCAGCCATTGGGAGGCTCGGGTGATCTCTGACTTTGTGATCCCTTTGGCACCGGCCGCGCGGATGATCTCTTTCAGCCGCTTCAGGTGAGCCTCCGTTTCGGTATCGGCCACATGCCGATCAATGGCTTCCATGGTTCTGGCAGCGAACTGCCGCACGAAACCTATGGCCCATTCCGCCGCGCTGAGATCGATCATGGGCTGTGAAGGATCGCGACCGACGGCGACGATGAGCGCCAGCTTGAGGGAGTTCTCACCGATCCGGGCAAGGACCGCGGTGAACGCCGTGCCCCGCGCTGCCCGCAATTCCTCCGTCAGCGTGCCACTCAACTCCTTGAAACGGGCTTTGGCCTCATCCGACATTGGCACCGTGATCGGGTTCACCGCCGTCGCTTGGCCCGGGGTCATTCCGGTGAGATTGCCGCTTTGTAGACCACCCCCGGCTGCCAAGGTTTTGAGCCCGTGGATCAACGCGGAGGGTGTTTGCCGAATACCCGCCGCGAGGTTTTCGTCAGGGTAATCCTCGTCGCTGGGCAGGATGAGAAACCGTGCGAGCGATCCATCCACGACATTCGCACCCTGCAGCGCCCCCCAGAAATGCAGGGGTGTCGTCGTGCCATAGACGCAGAGACAGGGCTGATTGATGTCGCGCCGGTCATTTGAGCCGTCCCGGTTGGCGTATTCGGCCCCCAGGAAGACCCCGCCAGCCGACGTGTAGAGCTCGGTCATGTTGTCGAGGATCTCGGTGATGTGGCGCGGGCTTCGCTTGCGGTCGGCGGCGGCCGACAGGAACATACCGAACTCGTCGATCTGAAACAGGATCGCGGGCTGGCGGTGTAGCGCCGTCAGGAGGCCTGCCCCCGAGGCGATCTTGTTGCCCCCGAGGTGATGGGCGAGCCCGGCTTCAAAGAACACCTCATTGATGATTTCCCGCGCGTGGTTCTTGCCCGACCCGCTATCGGCGATGCCGACGATATAGAGGTTTGAGCGCAGATTGCTTTCGGTCCGGTAGTTCCGTCCCATGAGCGCGCCGATGGCACAGAGACTTGCGCCGAGTGACAGAAGCGGCTGCGGCCGCCGTGCGGTCGACAGCATGTAGGCGGTCAGATCCCCGACCAGCCCGTCCGGCATGTGTAGCGTGTAGGCGGCGTCATTGTCCGTTTCCGCGTCGGGCTCAGATGGGCTGCCCAACTGTGACAACAGCCCTGCAGCGGGGTGCGTTTCCGCGCAGTCCATGGAACCATCGAGGCGCAGAGATGCATCTGGCTTCCAGCCGCGTTCCAGAGCGAGATGGTAGATCGTCCCCGCGCCGATCCGGTCCGGTTTGAAGCTTGTCCAGGCTTTGAGCGTGGTCGCCGGTACGTCCTTTGCGGCCTGTGCCGACCATTGCGCGAAGACATCCTGGCCATCATCGCCAAGCGCGCCTTTGAGCGCCATGCCGATCCGCATCCAACTGTCGTAATCAAGCTCGGCGTTCGGCAGCCATTCGAGAGCCGCTTGAATGGCCGGCATGGTGCCTGTCTGGCTGTGCCCGGTCAGCTGGGGCTGTGGTGACGAGGTCGTCACAAGCCCGCGCTGGACAAGACCTTCTGGCAGCATCACCTGAGCCGCCTCCAAAAATGCCAACGCCGCATCGGCCGTGATAGCCGGGAGGTCGGCGATATCGAGGTCAGCCAAGCCTTCCTCGGGCCAAGCATAGGGTGCGCCTGTGTCGGGATGGGTGGCGTAGGCCAGAAACTGTTGTCCGAGACAGAGCACCTCGAGCGGATGGCGTTTGATGCCACGAAACGGCTCTGCCGCGCGATAGACCAGCAAACGCTTGGGGGCGCGCCCGATGCGCAGCGCCGGTGTGTCGCCAAGGCGATCGCGCGCCAGCTTCTCGATCTTCAACGCGAGCTCAGCATTTTCAGCAATGTCGATGTCGATGGCGGCAACCGCGCCACCGACGAGCCCGACGCCGCAATTGGGCCAGGCAGACCAAGTCGCGACTTCGACCTCGGTCGTCGGGCGCGCGGCATGGCGGTTCCACTCCGGGTAATCCACCCAAGCGCCACGCTGGAAACGGCCGGGTTTCTTGGTGCCGGGCGCAATGGGCAGGATGGCGTAGCCATTGGTGACAAGCCGCGCACCGTAGCGCGCCATGTGGGAGGAGCTCTGCATCAAAACGGTACCTCCGGCACCATACCGTCGAGCCGGGTGCGATCCCGTGCAGCTAGTTCGCGCAGATGGTCGCAATACCCAGTGACCACGACATCAATGAACTGATCCCATTCGGTCGCGCTCAAGGTCGCGAGATCGGATTTGCCGATGCTCTCCAGAAAGGCACCGCCTTCCTGGCCGCCAACGGTCATCGCCTCGGTCTCGTTGGGTGTGGGATCGATCATGCCCTTCCTCCCATGGCAGATGTCCTGGCACGTCCGGCTACAGAGGGGCTTGCGGCTTTGGTCTCGCCGCGGGTCCGAGACGGGGAAGACGGGGTCGAACCAACCAAGCCCGCGAGGTTGCCGGTGGCAGATGGCGCAGAGGCCGTTGTGGAATGCGTGCATGGGTCAAACCTGTAACCGGTGATCTCGAAATAGCGGCCCGACGGACGGACCGAGATGTGGCTGGGACGTGCCAAGCTGCGGGATAGCGTCAGGGCCTCGTTCACACTGCGCGGCCCAGGCTGACCGGGCGCACGCTTGCGCCACCAGTCTTCTGCCTTTCGCCGCGCGTAGCCCTGATGCTCAAAGCAGATCCACTCCTGATAGGTCGTGAGGCCGCAGCGATAGGTCACTTTCAGCGAGGGCCGACCGCCCCGCTTGTCATGACGGCTGTAGGACACGTTGCTCACGGCGACCCATTTCGGTGCCTTGGGCGATAGGACGGGCAAAGTGGCTGCGGTCGGCGCGATCTTCACCTCACGCGGCGGGAACACATAACCGCAATCCGGGCATTCCGCCGCCGAGAGTGCGACGATGCTATCGCAGTCCGGGCAGACCTTGGTCGGCGCCTCGCCCCCGCTACCGTCGCCGGGGCGCTTGGGCCGAACGAGGTCGATTGGCCCGTGGCGACGGACATTGCCGGCGAAGTCCAGCACCAGGCAGTTCTCCTTGCCCGGCGCGAGGCGGGTGCCGCGCCCGACCATCTGCACATAGAGCCCGGCCGATTGCGTGGGACGCAGGAGCGCGATCAGGTCGACGCCCGGCGCGTTGAAGCCGGTGGTTAACACGCCCATCGAGGCCAGCGACCGGATTTCGCCGCGCTTGAAGGCGGCAAGGATCGCATCGCGCTCGTCCTTCGGCGTGTCGCCAAAGATCGTGCGGCAGCTGATGCCCTGGCGACCGAATTCCTCCGCCACATGGCGCGCATGCTCGACGCCCGAACAGAAGGCCAGCCAGGATTTCCGATCGCGGCCATGCTCGATGATCTCGGTCACGGCCGCGCGGGTGATGGCGTCTTGATCGACCGCCGCCGCCAGATCGCGCGCAATGAAATCGCCAGCGCGGGTGCCCACCTTCGAAACGACGAGCCGGGTGGTGGGCTGTTTCGAGACCAGAGGGCTCAGATACCCCGCATCGATCAGCACGCGGACCGGGGCTTCATAGGCGATGTCGGTGAAGAGCGCGTTCTGCCCCTCGTGCAGCATCCCGCAGTCGAGCCGAAACGGCGTGGCGGTCAGGCCGATCACTTTCAGCGCCGGGTTGATCGCCTTCAGTGCGTCGAGGAAGCGCCGATACATCGTGCTCGATTTGCCGGGGATCAGATGTGCCTCGTCGATCAGCACCAGATCGGTGTGGCCGATCTCGGCCGCGCGGCGGTGGATCGACTGGATGCCCGCGAAGAGGATCCGCGCATGCGCCTCACGCTTGCCGAGGCCCGCCGAATAGATCCCAGCCGGAGCATCGGGCCAGAGGCCGATCATCTCGGCATGGTTCTGTGCTATCAACTCGCGCACATGGGTCACGATCAGGATGCGCTGATTGGGCCAGGCCTTCAGCACACCTTCGATGAAGGACGCCATGACGAGCGATTTGCCGCCCGCGGTCGGGATGACGACCAGCGGATTGCCGGTGTGGGTCTGGAAATAGCCGTAGATCGCTGTGATCGCGGCTTCTTGATAAGGGCGCAGGGTCAGCATGGCGCAGCCTCCAGGGAACGGGCGTCATTGGTCCAGGTCGAGCCATCAGCCATGCGGTAGGTGACGACATCGTCGCCCGCATCGGTGATCTCGCCCGGGATGAGGTCGGGGATGAAGAGGTGGCGGCCGCAGGCCGCGCGTTGCTCGGAAGGCGCCAGCATCCGGTCGTGTCGCGCGCAGTGCCAACCGCCATCAACTGGCGTCGCATGCAGGCAGGACCGGCAGGTCACCGAAGCGCCACCGCCGTCATGGCAGGCCGCATGGTGATCGCAGAACCGGCATTCGAACCAGGCCGGGTCCTCGCTGATCCGCGCGGGCGGATGCTGGGCGAAGATGATGCGCCCGGCCTTTTCCAGCAGGCGCTCGGCCATGGCGCGGTCCGCCTCGATGCGCTCGACATGCAGCGCGTCGGTGTCCTTGCAGACCGCGACGTAGAGGGCGCGCGTGATGCCGGTCAGGTGCATGTAGATCTGCATCTGCGCGGCGTGCTGAGGCTTGGCCAGAACGACACCCTTTGCGGTCAACTCGTTGAAGCTCTTGACCGAGTGGGTCTTGAATTCCAGCACATGCCAGGTCTTCGGCGCCTCCAGGAGCCCAAGGGCCACTCCGTCGAGAGAGCCGCCAAAATGCCCGCCATGGGCCTCGATCCGGAACTGGCGGCCGGTCTCGGGATCGACCTCGAGCACGGTCGCCCCGGTGGCACGCAGGTTGCGCACGAGCCGATCCTCCTCCAACTGCCCAGTCTCGAAGAGGCGCAGCAGGCGGCCGGAATGGCGCGCGGGCGTGATCCAGCGGAAATCGTACCAGAGCGCCCGAGCGCAGGATTTGCCGATGATCGACGCCCCGAGGTGGTCGCGGAAACCATCACCCTGGCGAGACTCGTAATCGGCATAGATCGCCGTCAGCGTCGGCGTGGGGGCTTCGGGAAGTTCTGCCATCACAGACCCTCCCGTTCGGCTCTCGCCTGGGCCTCGGCCAGAATGCCATCCCAGGTCTCGGGATCATGGCGTTCGCGCAGGATGCCGATCAGCGCGTCCTTGAGCTTTTCGCGGCGACGGCGGCCGGTTCCTTGGGCGAGCTGTTCTGCCCGCTCTCGGCACAGGTGGCGCAGGGCCGTGCGGGCCCGGTGGAACCAGTCCGGATCGATCGGCTTCTGGCCGCGCTGGCGGGCCAGATCGGCTGTCGCGATCTGCGTGCGGATCTTGGCAATGGCATCGTCGAGCTCGATCAGCCGCCGCTGGTCTTCAGGCAAGCCGGGGCTGGTCGCAGCCACAGGGGCCGCGTTGGTCATGTCAGTCATGGGAATTTCCTCAGATGGGGTTGCGCGCTGCCCCGTCAGTCAGGGCGCAGGGCAGCGCGAAGGCTCAGCCCTTCTTGTTCCAGGGCGCGGAGGCCATTTTCGCAGGCGGCGTGGAGGCGCTCCCTCCGGTGGGCGGAGTTGCAGCTTGCAGGGCCGCCGCTCCTGGCTCGGGCAGCAGGTAGCGAATGCCGTTGCTCTCGCCGTAACCGTTCTTGGGCGGTTTGAGTGTCACCTGAATGGTCATCGGGATGAGATGCAACTCCTCGCTGTCACTGACCTGCATCTTGCCGGTGGCGTGACAGATCGCCGAAAGCGTCCGCTGCGCGATTTCGACCGTGGTTGGGTTCGGGTTCACCAGGTTCAGCTGGTCAAAGATCTTCCGACCCTTGTGTTCGCCCTCCAGGATATCGAGCATCAGCCACAGGAATTGACCCATGCCATTGCGTGTTACGCGCATCTCGCTTTCGACGATCTGGGCGCGGTACTTGCCTGCGGGAAGAACCTCGTATGCGGTGGTGGGCTCGACGCCGGTCGCGTCGAAGGACGTATCGAAACGTGCCATGGTATTGTCCTTTCTGGATCATTCAGGCTGCGGCATGGCTGCGAGGAACTCCGACCACGAAAGCGGCAGGGTGTCCGGCAGGCCGTAACGGTTCTTGGCGAGGAAGGCGGGGCGCTCTTCGGTGTGCATGACGCGCGCACCGGACCCGAGCGCCCGGGTCACCTTCTTGTTGAAGCCGACATCGGATTTCGCGACCGAGATCTGATAGTTGGCGAAGAGCACAACATCCGAATGTTCCTGCAGCAGCGCCGAAGCGCGGGTCTGCAGCTTGATCACATAGCGGTCGTAGGGCTCGTGCTCGGGGCTGTCGAAACGCTTGATGTCGGTATGGGCGATCTGGATGACCACCATGCCCTTGCGGTCGCGCAGCGCGTTGAGCCGGTCGAGATATTCGCGCCAGATGGTCAGCGCCTCGGCATAGCCCTTGCCAAAGCCCGGCGTCTCGATCGAGGCCCAGCCATTGCGTTTGCAGGCCTCGGCCCAGATCAGCGGCTCCAGCCAGTCGACGCTGTCGACGACGACGGTGCCATAGTCGTGGTCCTCATCCAGCAAGGCGTCGAGCGCCTCGACCACCTCTGCATAGCCCGTCGCCAACGGAAAATGCGGGACCTGCAGCTTGCCCAGACCATCTTCGGTCATGAGGAAGACAGGCCGGTCCGCATCGGCCGCGAAGGTAGACTTGCCGACCCCGGCAACGCCGTGGATCAGGATGCGCGGCGGCTGAAGCACCGATGCTGTGCGCAGGGAAGCGAGCGAAATGGCCATCAGCGCACCTCCTCTTTCAGCACCAGGCGAAACTTGGGTTTGCCAGTGCGGACCGTGCGCGCGGGCTCGAAGCCCTTGCGCCAGCTCTCCGGGAGCGCGGCGTATTTGCGTTCCGACACCTTCAACGTGGTCTCGATGAACTCGGCAGGGTTTTCGCCCGATGCGGCAATGGTTTCGGCCAGTTTTGCCAGCGCGCGCTGATCCCAATCGATGCGTTTTGGCAGGTCAGCGATCACGGTGACACTGCCATCGCTGATGCGTACCGTGCCGGTGTCTTTGCCAACTTCGCGACGGCACTCCGTTGCCCGGTCGGTGTATTTCAGCGCGATCGCGCCATCGAGCCAGTCGGACACCGACTTGGCCTGCTGGAGGTCTTGCTGTGCCGCCTCCTGCAGCAGCACCAGTTGGTCTGCGGGAAGCGCGGCGATCTCGCCGATGGGCATGGCGGGAATATCCGCGAGTGTAATGTTGTTAGGGATGGTCATTGCAGCCCCCTTACGCCGACATCGGGCGATGAGGTTCGCCGTCTGCGCCGCGGATCTGCTCAGCCTCAAATGCCTCGACATCTTCGAGGCGGTAGATCACGCGGCCGCCGAGCTTGATGAATTTCGGGCCTTCGCCCGTCCACCGCCAACGCTCCAGCGTCCGGTGCGAGATGTTCCAGCGAGCCGCCAGCTCGATCTGGGAAAGGTGCCTTGTCGCCATGTGAACCTCCTTGGGGATTGTGCGAACTGTTGCGGGACCAACATGGCGGAGGGCGTGGGAGGCGCTGGGGAGGGAAAAAGGAGGCGTTCGAGGAGGAATTGATTTCGTCAGAAAAATACCTTATGTTTCTGACAAAGAAAGGCCTGCTAGGATCGCTCAGATGACTGGTATTTCGGATAGAATCATGAAGCGCCTTCGCTCGAAGGGTCGCGGGAAGTGGGTTTGCACACCAAAGGACTTCCTCGACCTCGGTAGCCGTGCAGCTATCGATCAGGCGTTGTCGCGACTAGCAAAGAGTGGTGATCTGCGTCGTGTCGGCCGAGGGCTTTACGATCTTCCTCGTACAAGCGGCGTCCTAAAGCGGCCTGCACCGGTCGATATGGACAAGGCGGTTGCAGCCCTCGCGCGGCGCGACAGTGTTCGCATCATGCTCGACGGTATCGCCGCAGCGAACCAGCTGGGACTGACAAATGCGGTACCTGCGAAGACAAGCTATGTGACGGACGGTGCGACGCGGGACGTGAAGATCGGCAACCGAACCGTTCGCCTGCGGCATGCAGGACCGAGCGTGATGGCATGGGCCGGAAAATCTTCAGCGCCTGTGGCGCAGGCGTTGCGCTGGCTCGGACCGCAGGCAGCTTCGGACGTACGGGTTGCGACCACGCTCAAGCGGAAACTTCCGGATGCCGTGAAGAAGGATCTCGTCCGCAACAGCGGCAGCCTACCGAGCTGGGCCGCCCCCATCGCGTATAGTCTAGTCGAGCCGCAGATCGCTGCGCGATGAGCGAGAGCTATGCGCGGTTCCTCGCGCTTTCGGATCAGGACAGAAAAGACGTGTTCGAGGCGGCGGCAGAACGTCTCGACACGTTGCCGAGCTACGTTGAGAAGGACTTCTGGGTCTGCTTAGTGCTCGACGCGCTCTACAACCGCTTGCCGGACGGTCACCCGCAACTCCTGTTCAAGGGCGGCACGGCGCTGTCCAAGGCATATGGGCTCATCCGCCGCTTTTCCGAAGACATCGACCTCGTAGTCTATCGAGAGGACTTGGGTTTCGGAGCCGATCGAGACCCCACGAGTCATGAGTACATCTCTGGAAAGAAGCGCAAAGCGCTGTTCGACGAACTGAAAGATGCCTGTGGTACCTACATCCGCGGCGATCTCGCTGCGGCTCTGGGTCCGCTCCTCGACGAGCGGTGCCGGATCGTTCCCGATGATGAGGACGGTGATCAACAGACACTGCTGATCGAATACCCCACACTCTACCCGAGCGCCGATCTTCCCTACGTCTTGCCGCGCGTGAAACTCGAAGCGGGTGCGCGATCAGCACTCGACCCTAACGCCATGGCCAGCGTGACCCCGTACATCGCAGAAGATCTCGCTAAAGGCTGGTCATTCAAGGTCGACAACATCCATGTCGTTTCCCCATGTCGCACCTACCTGGAAAAACTTCTGATCCTACACGGCGCATTCTGCGGACATCGCGATGAAGCTCGAGTGCCTGCGGACAAGGACAGGATATCGCGCCACTATTACGATGTCGCGATGATCACGGGCACAGATGTCGGCGAGGCTGCCTTGGCAGACGAGGCGCTGCTGACGGCGGTCCGGGAGCACAACCTTATTGCGTTCAAACAGGCGTGGAAGAAGTTCGATGAGGCCGTTCCCGGGTCGCTGTGCGTTGTACCACCCGACGAACTGCGCGGGGCGATCGAGACAGATTATGAGGCCATGCAGGGCATGATGCTTGGCGACGCACCGCCCTTCGATTGGGTTATGGGGCAACTTCAAATCGCCGAGGACACGATCAATCGGCGTTAGCGGTGTTCGCATCCAGAAGCTCTCTAATGCGAAGCCGGCTGGACCCGCCAGACGCATCGATCAGATCGCGCCAGTCCTCGTGATCCTTGAAGATGTCTCTCATGCGGCTCGACGAATTGAACTCAAGATCGGCGAACATGACCTCTGTGCTGACGCTTTCCACGCCGTCTTCCCAGGCATTGAAGAGGTATTCGACGATCTGGCGCCGCTTGTCGCCGCCGAACCTGAACTCCCGGTCGCCCACCCAGACATGGCGGAACCCAGCCGCGTGACGCACGGGATCCGCCGCACGGGAAGCCGCGCCGGACTTCAATTGCGCGGCGAGGTAGGTGGGCTCAATGACGAGTCCAGTGCTATGATCCACGAGATCATCCAGCGCGATAAACTGGTGCCGTGACAACTCGGCTTCGGGGAGAACGTGGGTAGCTGACGTAGTCACCACGACCCTGAAATCCCTGGGAGGGCGGCCACTAAGATGAGCGCAGACCTGGCGCCAGACATCCCGATCGTTCAGCCTCCGCGCGAACCAGACCGGGACCCGGCCTCCGCGTCCAGGCAATCGAACACCACCCAACTCCCACAGGATGCCCGAAATGCGTTCAGCCGGCCGCGCCTTTACCGGTAGATCAAGCCGAGCCGCAAACCGCTGAAGAAAGGCCAGAGCGTCGATCCGATAGACCTGGAGACGCCTCTCATCGACGTTTACCCATCCCGCCGCAGGACTGAAGTAACCGTAGGCATGATGCTCGGGCGACCATTCGAGGCTCACAGGTTCATCGTCGTGGTCGGTCAGCGATGTAGCGGCCGGAACGGGCCCTTCCGGCACCAGGAGACCAGTGCCGATCAGAGGCGCGGCGCTGGCGGCATGATAGTCGCTCAGGATGGCGCCGGCGATCCGCGCCTCCTCTGTCTCGACGATGTTGACGAAAAGCCTCGCGGCTCGCTCGTCAATCTTCGACAACGACCGGGTCATCGACCAGAATTCCCCAGCGGCGCAGGTACTTCTCCCCGATCACCTGCTCTTCCTCGGTCTGATCCTTGAGGTTACAGCCGTGCGGCATGGTGATCGTCAGCGGCAGCGTGCGGCCGCGACGAGCGCCCGGTTTCCGATGGAACTTGATCGCCAGCTTCGCCTGCGTTGCCACCCAGCCGCCGGTGAGCGGGTTGCCAGGGCCAAGCCGAGCCTCCGCCATCATCCAGATGTTGCGGTCAGCCTTGCTGAGAGATTCCAGAGTAACGCGTTCCCCGACGGCGTCGATCGGCATCAGTCTCATCTGGCGAACCTCAACCCGCTCGATCCCGTCCTCGACATCGGTCGGGAAGGAATGCGGCGCCAAGAGCACCCCGAGATCGTAGTGCCTCATCGGCACCTTCTCGTCCCTGAACTCCACGCCGAGAAGGTCCCGCGCGAGAAACTGCGCCATCTCGGACCGGCTTTCGCGATCGCCGGCGACGACCTCGATCACCCCGGTCGTAGGCTCATAGGTCATGGCAGCCTCAAAGACGGGCCGGTAAGGCTGCCGCACCAGCTCTCCATCATCATCAAAGGCGAAGTGATCGTCCGGCAAGCCCTCCCGATAGACCGTGATCTGCACGAGCTCGCAGTCGTCGCCGTCGAAGGTGGGCCGAACACGCGCAAAGATGTCGACATGGACGTTCTTCGACGCAAACCTCTGTCGAAGTGCCGCCTTGAATGCATCCAAGGCATGCGCGTCGCGACTGACGTCCAGGTTCGCGTCGGAGATGAAGCCATCCCAGCTCCGCCCGCGACGGCGCTCATCGGTGAAGCGAACCTCCTCGGCATGCCGGAACCGGTCACGGTCGTGGAGGAAAAGCCACAGCGACCGGGCGTGGCCATTCTCGAGTTCGTCGAGAACTTCGCGATCCTCGGCGACGCTGTAGAGCGCCGTCTGGCCGGCATTGTCGGCCATCGCGCCGACACGCTCGCCATCGTTGATGATGCGGCCCCGAGCTTCGTCGTCCATTTCGTCGACGGCCTGAAGCAAGGGCTTCACGACCTCCGGTTCGGACGCGTCCCAATCCACCGGCGTCGGCAACACGATCCCGGTCTTTGTGAAATAGTCCCGCAACCAGGCAGGAGGGGTGTTGCGGATGAAGTTCGTCACCGACGCCATGCCCTACACCTCCTCAGCCCTTGATGTTGCGGGGATCGTTGCCATGCGAGTCCGACTGCGCGATCCGCCCATCACGGTTGTGGATCTTCAGCTCGGTCTCGGCATTGCGGCTGATTTCGCGGGCGCGCTGAACCGCCTCCTGCTTGGTGTCGAAGTGCCCGCTGGAACGCGATGCTCCGCCACGACGGACATCCCATCCACCGTCCGCGTTCGGCACGACGTGATGCGTGCCCGGTTTCTTGCCTTCAGCCATTCCGGCCTCCTTGTCTGGTTTCCGCGTGAATCAAAGTTCGGACTAGCGAACCTGCGCAGAAGATAGGGATTGCGCGTATGGCGTGTCAAGGACTAGATGTATTGTAAAAACGAACCACCGATGGAGAGGAGTTCACCGTGCCAACACCGCTTGGGGAGCGCGTTCGCGAGCTGCGAAGAAAGCGCGGCCTCACCCTGGAGGGACTCGCCGAGCGGGTCGGATCCAGCAAGAGCTACATGTGGGAGATAGAGAACAAGGAGGTTGCGCGACCCTCGGCCGAAAAGCTGGCCCTGATCGCTACCGCGCTCGGCACCACCGTCGAGTTCTTGCTGGTTGGCGATGGAGAACAGGAGGAGGAGAATGCTGAAGACGTTGCCTTCTTCCGAAAATACAAAAAGCTCGACGCTCCAGTGAAAGAGCGCCTGCGCAAGATGCTGGATATCCTGGACGACGACTGATGACGGACGGAAAGCGCAAATCTCCGCAGAAAGAGGCTAATCGGCTCTCGAACCTCCTTCGCCAGGTTCTCGGAGAGGACCGTTTTCCGGTCGACGTCGAAGCTCTCGCCCGCGAGGTGTCGCGGAACAACGAGGACCCAATCGGCAAGATCGGCGGTGGGGAACTGCCGGGCGTCGAGGGGATGCTCCGACCGCATCGAAGGCGCCCGGAATGGCACATCGTCTACAACGACGACCCGCGCTATCGCGGCCGTGGTCGGTTCACCATCGCCCATGAATTCGGTCACTATCAGCTCCACAGACCGCTGCTGTCGAGCAAGGATTACGCTACGGGTAGCCTCATGCGTGATTGCGACTTCCAATGCAAACCTCTGAGGCCTGGTGCCTGGCAGGAGGCGGAGAGACAGCGTGAAGAGGAAGCCGACACATTCGCGTCCTACCTTCTGATGCCGCTCGATGATTATAGAGCACAGCTGAACGGCGATGAGATGAGTGTTGGCCTGCTGAATCATGTCACGCATCGCTATGGTGTGTCGCTCATAGCCGCCTGCCGTAAGTGGATCGATTTCACGGAAAACCGAGCAGCTATGATTGTGGCGCGCGACGGATTCGCGAAATGGGGACGTGCGAGTAAGTCGGCTCTGAAAAGCGGGATCTTCGTTCGGTCAGGCATGCCAATCCCGGACAATGCGCTCGTTACAAATGGTGATTGGGGAAGCGGCTTCGTATCAGAAACCCCCGTTCAGCGTCCTGATGGGATCTGGAACTTCAGCGGTGGATCTGAACCAGTACGAGAATTAGCGATGGTATCCGAGTTTCTCGATATGTCGCTGACCATCCTACAGTTTGACGATGCTATCGATGGCCGCGAATTTGACACCGAGCCTGTTGCAGACTGCGTCGACCAATTCATGAGCGGTTCCCGGCGCTGATTCGCTGCCGACCCGGTCACGACAACCAATGACCTGGCAAAGCGCATACGCAGATTTGCGCGGCTCTTCGCACAGGTCGAAGAATTCCACAAATTATTGATTTACTTGTTTTTTCCTGATTTCGCGATACCATTCGGGCATCATCTTAATCGCGAAAAGTCGCCATGTCGTCCAATCCAGAAGGTTCGATCTCCGGGCCCAATCCCCTGTGCCCTGAGCGCATGTCGCCTGAGGCGCGCCTCGAAGAAATCGGCCACATCCTCGCTGCCGGCTTGGTTCGTGTTCTGGCCGAGAAGTCCAGCTTTTTATCTGCCGAAACCGGAGACCGTTTCGTGGACTTACCGCCTCGAAAGAGCGGTGGTCGTCGCAGGAAACGTATCCGCATCGGAGGAATTGATGAAGCATCACAATAAGATAACACCGCCCACACCGGGCCAGGATGCCAGCCTGGATCAAACGGTACTGTCGCGTCTGGCCGCGTTGAAGGCCAAGTCCGTCAAGGAATTGAAAGCCGAATGGGAAACCCTGATGGGCAGCTCCGCGCCCAACAACAGCCGCGCATTTCTGGAAGGCAGGCTCGCCTATCGAATTCAGGAACTGACCTATGGCGGGCCTGATCGTGAAACCCGACGCATGCTCGACCTGCTCGCCGACGAGGTCGAAGGGATCGCGCGCCGCAAGCAACAGATCACGGATCCTCGCAATCCCGTCGAGGGCACACAGCTCATCCGCGAATGGAACGGCGTGGAGCATACGGTGACCGTGTTGAAGGACGGGTTCGACTGGGAGGGCCGCAAATACAAGTCGCTCTCCGGCGTTGCTCGCGAGATCACTGGCACGCGCTGGAACGGTTACCGCTTCTTCGGCCTGCAAACCCGTTCGCGGGAGGTTTGAACATGGACAGTAAAATGCGTCCGAACCGCCGCTTGCGCTGCGCGATCTACACCCGCAAGTCCACCGAAGAAGGGCTCGACATGGAGTTCAACAGCCTCGATGCGCAACGCGAGGCCTGCGAGGCCTACATCGCCAGTCAGCGCTCCGAAGGCTGGGCCTGCCTGCGCGAGCGCTACGACGACGGCGGGTTTTCTGGTGGCACGCTGGACCGCCCGGCGTTGAAACAGCTGATCGCCGATGTCGAAGACGGCCTCGTTGACGTGATCGTGGTCTACAAGATCGACCGCCTCAGCCGCGCCCTGATGGATTTTTCGAAGTTGGTCGAGCTTTTCGACCGGCATGGCGTCACTTTCGTGTCGGTGACCCAGTCCTTCAATACGACAACATCGATGGGACGGCTCACACTGAACATCCTGCTCAGCTTCGCGCAGTTCGAGCGTGAGGTCACAGCCGAGCGGATCCGAGACAAGGTTGCCGCGAGCCGGAAGAAGGGCATGTGGATGGGCGGCTACGTCCCCCTCGGGTACGATGTCGCCGACCGCAAGCTCATCGTGAACGAGAACGAGGCCGCGCAAGTTCGGCGGATATTTGAGCGCTTTGTCGAACTTGGGTCCGCCACCATGCTGGCACGGGAGCTCCGACGCGAAGGAGCCCGCAACAAGCAGGGGACGCTGATCGACAAGGGCTATCTCTACCGGCTGCTCAAGAACCGTGTTTATCGCGGCGAGGCGGTCCACAAGGGCACTGCATATCCCGGCGAACATGATGCCATCATCGACGAGGCCCTCTGGGACCGCGCCCACGCCATCCTGCAGGAGAGTCCCCGTAAACGGGCCAACAACACCCGCGCGCAGACACCGGCGCTGCTCAAAGGGCTGATATTTTCAGAAACCGGCGCGGCCATGACCCCCACCACTACGAAGAAGGG